AACACACGAGCCCGGATATCCTTGTCGTATTCGATCATGATGTTCCGCTGGATACCGAAGATGAGGTTCATCGGATCCGTAAACAACCCACTGGTGCCCAACATCAAGGCAACTGGCGTGACACGCGACCCGTAGATGTACACCGGCAGCAGACCCTGGACCTGCGCGTCGCCCAGCGCCGTCTGACGCGCACCGTACTGGTCACGAATCTCCGTCTCGTTGTCCACCGAGACAAAATGCGACATGGCACTGCGATTCCGCAGATACCGCGTCGGCATCGTCTTCAGCGCCTGCTTGACAGCCGCCTTGTCGAAGGCTCCGCCGACGTTGACCACGTTGGCCGTCGCGGTCTTCAGATAGCCGTCCTGCAGTGCGAGGTACGGATCACCCACGTTCGTGGTGTCGCCCTGGATGGCAAGTTCTTCCAGGTCGAGGGCGGCACGCTCCGCGATCAGGTCCACGATGGTCTGGTGCAGACCACCAGGGCTGCCCTGCAGCGGCACGTTGATGTTGCCCTTTTCGATGTTGTCTTCCAACACATCGTACGGCAGGTTGACCTCGGCAATGATCTCTTTGGTCTCCAACTGCACCTGCCCAAGGTCAGGCTTCGCACGCAGATTGTCGGGCAGCGGCACGGCACTCACGGCTGGATGCAGAATGCGCGTCCCGAATCCGATCTTGTTGATCTTCATCTGCGGAGCGCCCATGGCGACCGTTCGAACAGACGCCAACAGCGTCGGCTGATCGATCAGCGTACGGATGAACCGATCCGTCTGCTCCGGATTCAGTTTGCCAGCAGTTTCCAGATCCGCCAGCGTCAAATCCGCTTTGCGAATGATCTCGTCGTTCGTCATGGACCCTCTCCTGTCTCACTACTCAAACACGGCTCACGAAAGGCTACTTGCGTCGCCGCAGAAAGGCCGTATCAAACGCCCCCGTCCTGGGGTCGTCATCCTTCTGCACACGCATCCGTGCAGGACCGGTGGGACGATCTTCCGGCACGGGGTGGGCCGTCACTGTGGCCTTCAAAGTCGTATCCAGAGTGTCAGCCTTCTGCACTACCCCGTCAAGCACTTTCTTCTGGGCGGCCTGCTCGGAAGCCACCGTTTCCAACTTCTGTGTCAAGCCCGTGAACTGGGCCGTCGTGCGCTCTTCCATACCCTGCAACGCAGCCAATACTCCAGCAATGGCGTCAGGCTTCTCCTCGGACTTCGTGGCTTCCTCCGGGGGAGGAGGCTTCTGGTCATCCTCTTCATCCACTGGGGCCATCTCAGCGGGCGGGTGATTCTTGATCCGCTTCTTCCGATCCACATCCGCCGCATCTTCGATAGACTTCGCCGCTGGATTCTCCGCTTCAGGTAGAGGCGACACCTGCGGCGTCACCGCGCTGATAGCACTATCGATCTTGAAACAGGCAGCAGGGAGCACAAACATCTGGTTCAGATACGACCCGAAGCTGCTCAGCGTCTCCACGACCTCGTCCTGAGGCGAGTCGGCTTTGGCAACCAACTGCAGCTGGTCATACAGCGCCGACGTGGCCATCTCCAAGTCAGGGAAGAAGCCGTGGTCTTCCACGACATCACCCATCCAGCCCTCTGGGGTCTTCAGGCCAGAAACTGAGGCCAACACGTGATCACCGAGTCGCACGATCTGCACTTCAGCAGGCTGATCACCCTGCGCATAGCTGATCGTCTCGGTGTCATCGGACTTCTGGACACGATCCACGACAAATCCTTCCTTCTGGATGATGTCGCGGACACTAGCGGTGACGGCTTCGTCTGGATGGGCAAAGACCACCAACGCAGAGACGAAAGGCTTCACCACCTCCTCCGTCTTGAACACCCGGGTCAGATCAATGCTCATCTCAGTCTCCTTATCGTCTCGCTTCAACACCCGAAACGGAATGCGCGTGGCCGCACGATCCACCAGCGAGATGTACCGGACATCGGCATCACGCAACTGCTTCAATTTCGCTCGGATCGTTGCCATGACGTTATACCTTGTTACCCTGCTCCGCAACAGGTTTAGCAAAGCTGCCAAAGACCTGTACAGCTTGGTCATTATATGCCTGCTGAGCTTCATTGGCTGTTGAAAAGACTCCTAGGTACAACTTAACCCCTTGAAACTCAATGTCAGCTCGAAATTTCTTACCAGCGCGAGAGACGCCCTTCGTTCCAAGCTGATTATCTTTCCGCAGCTTTCTATTCGCCGCGTTTTGACTTGCAGTAGCCGGTCGCAAATTTTGACGCCGGTTATCAAGCGTATTACCGTTTCTATGGTCAACTGCCATCTTGGGGTCAGTCAAACCCAAAATCACCCTAGCCATAGAAATAAGAGGAGCGCCTTTTATCGGACTTCTCACAGCCCTACTATGGGCGGCATGCCATTTCCACTGGGACAACCACTCAAAATCGGCGTCGTCAACCAGCGTTACCTGCCCCTGCGTCAATGCGATTTCTTTCATCCCAGGATCCTGATGGTATCGACGCTAGAGAAACGATGGCGATGGCCTTCTGCATCCTCAGTGTGAGTTCCAGCCACAATACGGTGTGAGTGTCCCTTCACTACGTCCGTCATTCCGCCCTTGAACTGTCCTTTTTCATCGTATGACACAAAATAAGAGTGCTGATGGTCATCGTGCTTACTGGTCAAGCCCGTCACGACCGGTGGAATCTCCACCGTTACTTCCATATCGTGACGAGTCACCAGCGCTTCCATGCTAAACCCGTTGATCTCTCCCTTCTTGATGGACGCCCAAAGGCCATCATCAGGGACATGCACGGCCACAACCCAAGACCCCGGCAGGAAGCGGGTGTCGGAATCATCCGCCACGAACGACTCTACAACACTCGCGCCTGACACCACCTTGTTCCCGTGTAACACATCGATCTGGCCCATCTTTCCTGATCGGATGAATTCATGGGCAGCTTTCTGGATGTCACCAGCCGTCATGTACTCGCCCTGCGCATCAGGACGGTTGGGCGCATAGACTTCTCCCATGACTATGTGCTGTTCTTCCGACTTGAGTACCATGGTCATAGGCATCGGAGGGACGGATCAGGATGGTCCTGACCCGTCCCTTCCTCCACTACTTGGGCCTCGGTGCGCCGCCCGGTCCAGTACCCGGCCTACTGGGTTCACTCGGGCGACCTGGATCACCACCGGGGCGGCCGGGACGACCGATGTCCGGACGACCGGGTCTGCCGTGATCCGGTCTCCCGCCACCCGGCAGTTCCTGATCCGGAGCGGGATCCGTCGTTTCAGTCGGCGGTGGCTCGGGCGGCGGCTCTGTTGGCTCGGTCGGCGGGGGCGTGGTGGTCGTATCACTCATAGCATTCTCCTTGTCCCAGGGTAACGTCATCTGTAAAAGTCTAGGTTTCATGACTTACGCGCCAAAACATCGGCGCGATTACGAAAGATCTGGGCGACCTTCCCCAAGCTCTGGGCCTGAGCTGCGTTAGCACGACGATGCGCCTTTTCCCAATTCGTAATGGCGTTCGCCATGGTCTGCGCCTTGGAATGGAGCTTCCCTGGGTCAATCGCCCACCCGTTGGGCATAGATGCCTTCACCATGGAGTCGATACGCATCTTGTCCTTGGCCTCAAAACCAGACGGTGGCTTGGCTCCAGCCGTGGTCGCCGCTTCCTTGGGCGTCACCGTCGTAGCCGCGACATGAGGCGTCGTTATAACATTCTTGCCCTGGCCCCACGTCGGCCCCAAGAACTTGTTCATCGACGCCGGATTGGGAACTTTGTTCCCAGCGGCTTCTAACATTTTGTCAATATCCTGCGTCGAGGTCTGCTTCTTGGGAGCCGTGTAATAACTCGGCTTCTCCAAAGCAGCGGCCACAGCAGCCTTGTTCTTGGCCATCGCTGACTGCGCCTGCATGTACTTCTCGAAGGCAGACCCAGTACCCTTGGGCTTCGTCAGCGCCTGTTCAGCAGCCTTTGATTTCTGTAGAGCAATCCGTCTTTCGTTGAACAGATCGGACAGAGCGAATTCACCCACAATATCTGCGGACTTTGCCAGTTGTCCAACGATATCTGGGTCAGTAATCTTGTCGGCCAGCTTCTGTGCGGCGGCGTTCCTCTGCATCTTGCCACCGAGATTACTCAAGCCGACGAGCTGCTGAACTGCGGCATCATGACTCTTGAGGTGCTCAAAGGATTCCTTGGCCTTCTGCGGCACTTCACCCTGATGCCCCGCTGTCGCCCAACTGGGCTTCTTTCCAGCCGGGCCAAACAGGGCGTCGAGAGCCTTCTGCTTGGCACCGGGACCAGTGACTTCAGTCATGACCTGCCCACGCGAGCCGATCATGGTGTCTGGAGCGGTTAACTTGGCAGCGGAGCGGCCAGCGATAATCTTCTGCTTACCCAGTGCAAAGGCTCGATCTCGGAAAATCTTGGCCATCTCCGTGTGGCCAGCGGCTTCAGCAGCATTGGCTCGACGGTGGGCCTTTTCGAACGTCGTGATGGACTTCGCCATCGTGGCGGCCTGGGACAGAGCTTTCGGACCTGCCTTCGCCAGATTGGCGATCCGCATCGTGTCCTTGGCATCGACCCCTGCTCCACGGCCCTTATGCCATGCGTCCTTCGCCTTGGTGGTGTAGCTCCCTTCCTCATCACGGTAGGGATTCGCCTTGAAGACCTGTTCCAACGCCTTCCTGACGCGGTTTTTCACCTTTTCGGTGAAACTCTGCTTCGGAGGGCCGTAGCACGTCTTTCGGGTGGCGAAGGCTTCTGTGAGGGGCATACTACTTCTCCGGACGGAATCTCAGCACGTCCACAAATTCGATCTTCTTGGCCCGATCTTTGT